GGCTTGAACCACTCAAAGACAAAAAAGCACCCAACGACCTAAGCACAAGGACTTAAATACAATATGCCAGCAATAACAAAAATAGGAGTCAGTGACATACAAGGAGGTACACTAGCAAATGGGCAAGTGTCCAACGTCAAAGTAAATGGTGTAGATATCAATGTCAAAGGAGATGGGCCACATGCAGGACATGGCATAGGTATACATGCGGCTCCCAACAGCACAAATGAAAGTTCCAGCACCGTCAAAGCAGGCGGAAAATTTGTGATTAGAGAAGGTGATTTGGCAGATTGTGCTCATCCACATGCTAATGGATCAGGAAACGTAAACGCAGGATAACATGGCAAAGGTAAAATTAACAAAAACTACAACAAATGATCCGTTGGCAACACCACGTAGGATCAAAAGTTATGTTGGATTTAGCACTGTGAACAGAGATTTCGACTCAAACACTTTGTATGATTATGAACTTGCAAGGACTGACCTACTAAATTCTTTTTACATTAGGAAGGGAGAGAAATTAGAAAATCCTGATTATGGCACAATTATTTGGGATCTATTGTTTGAACCATTTACAGGTGAATTAAGCAAATCAGTAGAAGAAGATGTTATCAATATAGTGGCACAAGACCCTAGATGGAGGTTGGACACACTTCAAATATTGCAAAGAGAGTATGGAATGTCAGTAAGTTTAGATATAACATATATCCCTTATAACATAGGAGAATCATTACAATTGGCATTCAATGAACAGCAAGGACTTGAAGTAACAAGCAATCCTGTGTCTGCAGGCTCTTCCTCTAATGTTCCTACTGCTGGTAGCACTGGCTACTAATAAGTACGCACATTATTCTTAAAATAAATACACACATAACATGGCCACAACAGATAGACAGAATAGTTTACTAGTATCACAAGACTGGCAGAAGATTTACAGATCTTTCCAGCAAAGTGATTTTACATCATACGATTTTGATACTCTTCGCAGAACTATGATACAGTATCTGCAAAACAATTATCCAGAAGATTTCAACGATTATATTGAGTCATCGGAATATATTGCACTTATAGATTTAATTGCATATCTTGGCCAAAATTTATCATTTAGAACTGATCTTAATGCAAGAGAAAACTTTATAGACACAGCAGAAAGAAGAGATTCAATTTTAAGACTTGCAAGACTTTTAAGTTATGTGCCAAAACGTAATCAAACAGGCAGTGGACTTATTAAAATTACCAGCATAAGCACTACTGAATCAGTTACAGATTCATCAGGCGCTGATTTATCAAATACTGTTATTAGTTGGAACGATCCTACAAACTCTAATTTTTTAGAACAATTTATTGCTGTAATGAATGCCGCACTCAGTGGCACACAAAAATTTGGATCACCCGCAATTAAAGACACAATAGGTGGAGTAACCACACACCAATATAAATTTGCAACCACAAATAATGATGTACCAATTTTAAAGTTTACAAGAAATATTAATTCACAACCAATGCCTTTTGAATTAGTAAGTGCAACATTTAGAAATCAAGATTACATCTACGAAGAATCACCTATACCAGGCAACAGACTAGGCTTTTTATACAGAGCAGATGGAAAAGGTAATGCATCAGCAAATACAGGATTTTTTATGTTGTTCAAACAAGGGGATTTAGGTTTTTCAGAATTCACAGTAACTAATCCATCTCCGAACACAACAGTATCAATTGATAAAAATAACATAAACAATTCAGATGTTTGGCTATATGATTTGACAGAAAATGGCACCATAGACAATGCATGGACCAAAGTGCCTGCAATCACAGGAAACAATGCAATTTATAATTCATTGTCTGAATCAATTAGAAAAATTTTTAGTGTAAACACAAGAGCCAATGATGCAATCGATTTAGTATTTGCAGATGGTGTGTTTGGAGAAAATCCAAATGGACTATTCCGCGCCTACTATAGAAGTTCTATTAATTCGACTTACACTATAAGACCAAGAGACATGAGAGGAGTAACTGCTTCTATAAATTATAGAAATGTGAAAGGTCAACTAAACACATTAACACTTACAATGGACCTGCAAACAACAGTTGACAATGCGGTGTCGACCGAATCAAATTTAGACATTAAAACAAAGGCTCCTCAAGCATATTACACAAACAATAGAATGACTACTGCTGAAGATTATCAGATCGTGCCTCTAACAGAATTCCAAGGAATAGCAAAAACCAAAGCAGTTAACAGAACAGCATCAGGCATTTCAAGATATTATGATTTGATTGATCCAACAGGTGCATATTCTTCAACAAATATTTTTGCAGACGAAGGTTTAGTTTACAGAGAATTTGTTGAACCTACTACTACATTTTCATATCAATCAAACAGTGAAATACAGACTGTTATAGCAAATACTATCAACCCATTGTTGAAATCAGTAAGTGTGAGAGATTATTATTATGATCAATACACAAGACAATCAACTGGTTCTGATCGTACCTGGAATCTCAGTACTGAAGCAACAAATACATACACAGGATATTTCCAAGAAACTGGTCCATTAGCAGTTGGAGATTATACAACAAACAATTTAAAATATGTTAAGCCTGGTGCATTGCTAAAATTTGAACCACCTGCAGGACAACACTTTATGGCAAATGGAACACTTATGTCAGGTGCGGTTGGGCATGCAGGATCACAAGCAGTAATATGGACAAAGGTTGTAAGTGTAAAACAAGACGGTGCAAATTATGGCAAAGGAAACTTTACTGATGGTACTGGCCCAATTACATTGTCCGATAAAGTGCCTAGTAATGCAGTGATCAAAGAAATTATTCCTGCATTTGCAACCAACTTAACTACCGCAGTTGAAAGTTTGATCATAGACGCAATAAAAAATTATCAAAATTTTGGATTAAGTTTTGATGTTGATACCAATGCATGGACTTTTATTACAGAGACAAATTTAAAAGTTGATGGAAAATTTGATTTAGGTTTCCAAGGTAACACATCTGAAACAAATAGAGATGCTAGTTGGCTGTTACAATTTACTGCAACAAATAAAGTATATTCAATCAAGACAAGACAGTTAAATTATGTGTTTAGATCTGCGTCCAAAAACAGATTTTTTTATGATGAAGATCAAAAAATATTCGACGCCACTACAGGCAAAGTAGTGAGAGATCAAATTAAAGTTTTAAAATTTAATACTATGCCTGACAGCACAGTACAACTCGCAGAAGATTATTCATTTGCAATAGTTGGCAACAGAGTTTTATCTACAGGATTCAATGACACAAGAGAAGTTGCAGTTTCATTTAACGACTCAGATGACGATGGGGTAGTTGACAATCCAGATCTGTTTTCAAGTGTTGTTAATCCAACGAAAAATGAATCTGCAAAATATGTTTATTTTAAAAAGGACACTACGAAAGCATCAGATTATTTTGATGTAGTGCCAAGCACAGACTTTGTTTTATCAGCAGGAGGTAGTGGTGTTGACTTAACACAATATAGTAATGGACAACTGTTTCATTTATTCAACGCAGGCACTATCCAACAATATGATTCATCCAAAGGTGCTTTGATAGATGTATCAGACACATACAAAGCAGATATAGGAAGAGACAGTTTAAATTACAATTATGAACATGCGGCACGATATGATAGACGTATTGATCCTTCTGTCAGTAACTTAATTGATTTACATATTCTTACAAGTGCATATGACACTGAATTTAGACAGTGGATATACAATGGACAGGTTGGAAGTGCACCAACTTCTCCTACTACAGCGGCATTGAGAACAGCATATGATCCTACACTGAGCACATATAGAAATGTGTCAGATGAGATTGTTTATAGGCCAGTAAAATACAAGTTATTGTTTGGTCCTAATGCAGATAATACATTACAAGCAACATTCAAAGTTGTTAAAAATGCGGCACTGACAACCACTGACAACGACATCAAAACGTCTGTGATCAATGCAATTAACAATTATTTTGCTTTGGAAAATTGGACATTTGGAGATGCTTTCTTTTACACAGAACTATCAACTTATATTCACAATGCTTTAGCACCCAAAATTAGTTCAATAGTAATTGTGCCAAACAAACAGGACAGTGCGTTTGGATCTTTGTTTCAAATTGAATCAAACTCAGATGAAATATTCATTAGTGGCGCCACTGTTGATAATGTAGAAATTATTCCAAGCATATCACAAGGCAATCTAAAAGCAAGTGGAAACGTTATTACATCAGCAACAACAACTTCAGATGTTGTATCAGCAACATCAGGGGGCAGTACTTCAAGCAGTAGCACTACGACTACCACAAGTTCATATAGTTCATCAGGTTCAAGTAGTTCTAGTTCTTCTAGTTCATCAAGTTCTTCAAGTTCATCAGGCTCGTCAGGGTATTAGTAGATGGCAACGGTTTCTAGAACAACCACTACGCTACTACCTGAAGTTTTTCAAACTGAACGTAATAAAAAATTTTTAAACGCAACATTAGATCAGTGGACACAAAAAGGTGAATTAGAAAAAATCAGTGGTTTCATTGGTTCTAAAAAAGGACCAAGTTTTAACGCAATAGAAAATTATTTAGATGAGGTAAACACCGACAGAACCAATTATCAGTTGGAACCAAGTGTAAACTATGTTAAAGAAGATGGTACAGTTGATTATTATTCATCTTATGTTGATCTAGTAAAT